TCGAGGAAGCAACACACATGATCCGCAACCTAGTCGACAAGTTCTAAGGAGAGAACCAATGGCAAAAGCACGCACAACCGACCCTGTAACGTCACACGAAGCCGCTGAGAGCGTCAAGAACGTTACACCGACACAAATACTCATCCTGAGCCTGCTGGAGATTCCTCAGACCGATGAGGAACTAGTCACCAACTACAACAACCTGCGCAAACAACACCCGGACATCGTGCCAAAGGCATCAGCTAGTGGCATCCGTTCCAGGCGCGCTGAACTGTTCCAGATGGAACGAGTCGTACCGGTCGGCTATGCCATGACCGAATCGAACCGTCGCGCAATCGTTTGGGAACGTGCATAATGGCACACTGTTCATTTTGTGAAATGACTGAATCTGAGGCTACTTATGCCGAACGTGACCGCATCTTGCAATGGATAGCAGAGCACGATAGTGGCAGATGTTGTTTCGAATCGCACGACCTAGTGGCATTTATCAAGGGAGAAAACGCATGAACTGCGATGACGAGTGCGCAGCTGACAAAACCGAGGCCAAAGAGTTTGCCTACTTCAGCGGAATCACTACAGGCCGTCTCGGTGAGCGCAAACGCATTCTTGAAGCCCTAAGAGACTTGCACATTGAGAAACGTCAGCTCAGCCACATCAACTCACCTTCAGGAGTTTGTGGAACATGCCGAGCAGTGGCCATCGTAGAAGGGAAAAAATCGTGAACGACCAAGTCGAAGTCGAGTCCTGGGTGAACATGCTCATAAGCGTGGAACGTGCAGCCAAACTTCGCGAACGCCTAGCAATCCTAGAAATCGTTCTCGAGGAACTCAAACACGGCGAATCACAACTAGCCATCGACGCACTCGACCGAGTATGCGCCTCAATCGAACACCGAACAAACAAGGGACTCTAATGGGACTACTCGACGGACTAGAACCAACCAAGAACATCGACCCGTGCCGAGTCGGCAAACTCATCCTTGAGCTTGAACCAAGCGACCAGCAAATACTTATCCAGGCACTGGAGGATGACCGGTGGACGGCACGCGCTTTAGGTCTAGCCCTAAACGCTAGAGGCATTACAATCTCAAAAGACACACTCCAAACTCATATGAAGAAAACGTGCCGATGCTCGAAAATCTAGAGCCACCAGTCGAGGAGCCAGCAGACATTCAACATCTGCGCGCTGCACTTCGCAACTCTCAACGAGACCTGCTCAAAGCGAAAGACCGCATGGAGCACCTCACCGAAGTAACGCGAGCTGCAGCCTTCGACGCAATGCTGTCGATGGGCGGTGTGCCACGAGTACCGGCACCGACCAAAGACCGACGCAAAGGCCGCGCTGAAGTAGCACTCTGGGTCATGGGCGACTGGCAAGGCTCAAAAGTCACCACCAGCTACAACTCCGAAATCATGCGCAAACGTGTCCTCGAGTTCACCGAGCGTGCAATCGCCATCACCGAGATTCAACGCAGCCACCACCCGGTGCGCGAATGCTACATCGCATTCACAGGCGACATGGTTGAAGGCTTATGGAACTATCCTGGACAAGCGTGGGAGATTGACTCGACACTGTTCGAGCAATACGTCAACGTTTCGCGCCTGGTTATCGACGTAGTACGTGTAGCCCTAGCCAACTACGAGCACGTGACCATCGTTCCCGAATGGGGAAATCATGGCCGTATCGGTTCAAAGCGTGACGGCATTCCACGCTCAGACAACGTTGACCGCATGTGCTACGAACTCGCCAGGCAACTACTTGAAGGTGAAAAGCGACTTACGTTCCAAGAATCACCAGAGGACATCCAGCGCCTCGAGATAGGCAACTACCGTGCCATCGTGCTACACGGCGATGAAGTCGGTCGTAACGGCTTCGCGAGCCCTACAGCCATCGTTACGCACGTTGCCAAGTGGAAGTCCGGCTCATACCCTTGGGCATTCCGTGACGCATACATTGGGCATTACCACACTCATGCCGAGTGGGCTTTACCAGACGGACTCGGTGCCGTCTACCAGACCGGCTCAACGGAATCAGACAACCGGTATGCAGGCATCACAATGGCAGCATCAGCAACACCAAGTCAACGCCTGCACTTTATCGACCCTGACAAAGGGCGAGTCACTGCAGCTTACAAAGTATGGCTTGACTAATGAACTACCAGCCAGCATTTGACATCGACTTCCAACGTGGACTTGTCGGTGAAAACCTAACCAAAACGTTTCTAAACGACTTGGCTGGCTCACTCATCGAAGTAAAGACCGACTACCGCGCACACGAAACTGGGAACGTGTACGTGGAAACGCACCAGTACCCTAAAGGGCAACGCGAACAACACGAACTATCAGGCATAAACCTCTCCGAAGCCGACTGGTATGTATTCGCAGGGCCACACAACACAGGCTTTATAGCAATCAAAAAAGAAGAGCTCATGCGCCTAGTCATCGAAGCACCGCGCGCTGAAATCGCATCAGCGAACATAAACAGCAACCAAACACGCGGCCGATTAGTCCGCATTCAAGACATCATTGCAACAATCTTCAGAAAGGGCTAAGGCAATGGAACTGCTAATCATCATCGGGCTGCTAATCATCCCGGCTATCGTATTCAAAATCATCGACTCAGTAGCCAAGATGCAAGACTTCGACGGCCTCGAGTATTTGGACGACGATGAGTGACTGGCACGATTCACCCGAATGGCGCAAAGCGCGAGCCTATGCCAAGACCCTGCTAGAACCACTGTGCGCCATCTGTGGCAAGTACCTCGAGGGTAAAGACTGGACGATTGACCACATCGTGCCCCCTGGCAATGGTGAACCGAATCACGACATCAACAATCTGCAGTCTGCGTGCCGGTCATGCAACGGCCGTAAGCAGGATTCAGCACTTACTCGAGTATCATGGATGAATGAACGCTGGATTTAGGGCGTGGGCTTTTTTCTGAAGCACGCAAATCATCCCTGCTTGCAACTTTCCTTTACACAACCGAGTTAGATTATTTGGACTAGAACGGAGTCAACATGATTGAATCAGCCCTCAAAGACTGGCTAAACGAATGCGAACTGAATGCGGAATCTGCAGTGCTTGCGCTGATAGCCCTCAGGCTGGCTGCCGAGTTCGACGACAAAGGAAACACGTCGACCGCAGCTGAACTTCGCAAGACTATCCTTGAGATTAGCCGACACTTGAACGGTTCTGCGCCAGAGTTTGACCCTCTGGCCGAGATGCTCAAAAGGTAATGCAACTCCCTGCCCGGTTCACCCCTCCGCTATCGGCTGACTTTCCGACCGATGGCGACCGTCTTATTGACTTGATTGAATTGTGTTGGGTTACACCTGAGAGTGACAAACCGCTCAAGCTTGACGAGTGGCAGAAGTGGCTATTGCGGGCGATGCTCGAGCGATACCCTGATGACCATGAGACGCATCCAGGTGAGTTGCGGTTTCGTCAAATCGTGGTGTCTCTTGGCCGTCAAAATGGCAAGTCAGTTCTTGGCGGAGCTTTGGCTCTTGAGGCTCTAGCGTTCCGGCGCGGTGACTGCCTGAGTCTGGCTTCGACACGTGAACAGGCATCCATCATTTACTCGCGCGTGAAGCACGTCATTGACTCGACCCCTTGGCTTGCTAAACGCTTTAAAAAGACCACAGAAACCCGTGGCCTAGCAAAGACCGATGGCAGCGGCAAATACAACGTCAGTCCCGCCCGTGAGCCGTCTCTGCAGGGTATTACTATCGGTGGCCGGTGCATCCTCGATGAAGGTCACTTGGCTAAGCGTGGAATCTGGACTGCAGCACTAAAGGGAACCGCTGCGGTGGCTGGTGCGCAAGTTGTCATGATTACGACAGCAGGCGACCAAGAATCACAGACACTTATCGACTTGTATCGCTCAGCGGAGCAGGCTATCGCTGGTGATAAGAACTTGGAACGTTTTGGTGCGTTCATTTGGGAGGCACCAGCAAACTCTCAGCTTGATGACCCTGAAGCAATCAAGGCAGCCAATCCGGCGGTTGAAGCCGGGCGCATTCCGATTGACCGAGTGCTCCAAGACATCCAGACGCAACCTGAACATGAAGTGCGCCGTTACACGCTCAATCAGTTCATCAGTGGAGTGCGCGAAACATGGTTGCCAGGAGACTTGTTTAGACGCGCTGCAGGCACAGGCATCGAGAACATAGAAAACGCTATCCTCGGCGTGGATGTAACACGCAACTTCGAGCATGCAACTATTGCAGCTGCTAAACGAGTTGGAGATAACTTCGAGACCGAGATTGTTGCATCGCTAGTCAATCCGACCGAGGACAAGCTGGTGGACTTGATTGTGCAAATTTGCCGCAAGCAAGCCATCAACGCAGTTGCCCTCGATGACCGTGGAATGCATTCGCTACACCGCAAGTTGAAAGAAAAGGGCATCACGGTCTGGAACTTGTGGAATAAGGAAATCAACACGGCCTGCATGACCGCCTATGCCATGTTTGCCAATGGTCGAGTCACTCACAACAACGACCCTTTGCTGGTGATGCAGAACGGGCAGGCGGTCGCGAAGTATGTTGGCGAGTATTGGCAAATCTCCCGCAAAGACTCTATCGGTGACGTGGATGCGCTCCTGGCAACTGTCTGGGCGTTGCATGTCGCTAACGCACAAACAATGTCGGGTGTCGGAGTATACTAGATTCGACACACCGAATACGCCTAGAAGTTTAGAATCGGTCTAAAACTCATAAGGTTGTTTTATGGCCACACTTTGGCAAAGATTGACCGGCAACGTTCCTATTGAACGTCGAGCTGCTGTTCCTAACATTCCCGTTCGCTCTGACACTTACGTGAGCACTCAGACCGCGCTCTCTCTAGCATCGGTCTACCGCGCGATTCAAATCATCGCCACACCAATCTCAAAGGCGTTGCCACTTGAGACTTACCGCTACGGCGGCGGTCTCGAGGTCAAGGTTGAGAACCCGGTGCTTGTCAACAACCCTTCACTTTCGGAGTCGCGCAAAGACTTCATTTTCTCGACCGTCACCAGTCTCGCAATCAACGGCGAAGCCTACTGGTTCAAGTCATACGACTCACGCGGTCAAGTCAACGACCTAACCGCCCTTGACCCGACCACAATCAGCCCGCGCCTTGACGGCGTAAACGGAATGACCGGGCAAAAGGTCTTTGACTACATGGGCAAGACTTACACGCAGCGCGACATTGAGCACATGCGCTTATTCACCACCGTCGGCAACCTGCGCGGTCTCGGCCCGATTCAAGCTGCAGGCAACGACATCGCAACCGCGCTAGATCTACGCAACTTTGCAAGCACCTGGTTCGCTTCAGGTGGCGTGCCAACAGGCGTGCTGAAAACGGGCAAGATGCTCACCAAAGACCAAGCTGACGAGATTACAACGAACTGGCACACCAAGCAGGCGACTAGACAACTAGCGGTGCTAAGCGAGGGCTTTGACTATCAGGCCATCAACGCTACGCCGCAGGACTTGATGTTCACCAACGTCGCAGCACAGTCGACTCAGACAATCGCTCGCTTGTTTGGTGTGCCAGCACGTCTCTTGCTGAC